ATCTTACTGCCACAGTAACTCTTTGTCGTTTTCTTAATGGCCTTGACAATGTTTTTGACCTTAGCCTCATCGACCCAGGTTGTCCAAGAGTTAAGCGATCTCCTCCTCTTGGGCCCTATCGACTCGATAGGTCTTTTATTGTCAATGTTGTTATTCTATGTTACAGGTTAAGTCAACCAGACCGCAAACGTCTTGTTCGTGTCTCGGATGTCCTTTTTGTATTTTTCATTAATATCCCTCACGAACTGCTTTCCGAACATGGCAGCTACTGTGTCAGACTTCTTGAATTTGGCTAGTAGATCTTCTATTATCTTTTCAGGCATAGCTTCATAAATGCTCTCTATGAACATCTTCGCAAGAGGACGTCTGGTAGCCATCATGTGTCTGCCTATACTATCAAGACACTCAGCGCGGTCCAGGGTGAGTATCGGTTCAAGATAGACAGAGGGCGTGGTGGCTGCCACCTTCTCCTCAATTCTACGTGACAAAGTGCTCTCAACGAGATGTTTGCCTACGACTAACACAGTACCAGGAGCTCTAAGGAATGAAGCTCCGTCCTTTCTCCTCATGGGGCGAGCAAAAACTCTGCTAATCGTGTTCCTTAGCAATGGGTTGACATGTCCAATCATCCTGAGAAATGCTATAGCTTCGGACACAGGCTGTCGTCCAATGTTAGAGACAAGTGCATTTTGGTGACAAGCCCCAAGTCCTCCAAATGGAACAGGTGAGAAGACGTGAATGACAGCGTCACTTGATCTAAGAGGGTATCGAGGATCGGCTTTGAAGACAAAATCCCACACTTGCCAAAGATAGCGACAATAGACGGCAACCCAATCTCCTCCAGAAGCAGCAGCTCCACTAGCCCAAGCTCCAATTTCTCTAATTCTCTCAGGAGCTGACATGATTTCATTGGAGCGAGAGATTCCGGCTTTGAGGAAAGTTTTGGTGTGATCAAATAGTCTAGCTCCCCCATAATACATGGTGTTGAGGAACACAAAGAATCTGTCTGAAGGGTAGCATTTACTGGGTTTCAATTCCATTGACAAGGAGCTGTACACTTCTCGGACGACCTCCATGATTTTGACCACTGTAGCTTGATAGTTCTTGAGGTCAAGAACCCACCCTCCCAGGCCATCATCCAAGAAAGCAAGCAAGTCAACTTTTTCTCCCCTCTTCATGACCTGCATCTCTTTCAGTTTAACAACACACACACACATGATGCACACCATCAAATACGTGAGAGTTTTCCCCAGCATTCCTTCGAGATTGGAACCCATGAGAGCATAATGCGCGAAGAAACCCCCGGAAGAAACAGCAACTTCGCCATTGGTGAAGAGATCTGTGACGTTAGCTATCCATTTCTCATCAAACATTTCTGCAAAGAACTCGCATGTCATCTTTTGAGCTTCCACAGACATATGAG